TACTGCAATTAAACGTTGAAATTTACCCCACGCAATCGATGCCACACGATTCGATTCCTCTAACTGCGCATACCGTAAATAGTTTCCAATCGTTGTCAATAAACCAGCCGTTAATGAAATACCACCAATGATAAAACTTGCCAGCTGTTTCGATGAATCCGTACTAAAAATAGACTGAACTCCAAAACTGGCTGTTCCGCCTAATGTTGATAAAATGATGACGGGTAAATTAATCCAAATCGTTTTACTATGAAAATGCTTCTCGGAACGGTCATGAAGCCAGCGATAACAAAGGGCAATGTCACTCCATTCTGCCATCAATCTCTCCTGTTCCTTCGTCCATCCATTTAGAAAGCGTTTTGGCTTTCCTTCTTCTGCTGTTTCGGAAGTCGCATTACGCACAGGCGAAACAGAACGTGACCGAGGCGGTATGTTCTGAGACAGAGGGTCCGTGCCATTAATGACTTGTACCCCATTTTCTCCCGACATGTTTCCTATTGATTCATTATTTTATTTCTTACCCCATTTCTTCTTTGCTAATCCCGCCTGATACAATACTTCTACTTCCTTCTCTGTTAGGGCGGTACCATCCAGCCCTTTTGGCAACGATACAAATTGTATTTTCTTAACCGATGTCTTAATAATATACGGTCCATATTGCCCATTACGAATCGTATAGTTCTTGAATTCTTTTATCACTGAACTATTTTTTGCATTTGCTTTTGCTTCCAATCGTTCTATCGTTTTTTCTACGGTTTCCTCTATAAATGGAATCGATACATCGCCACATTGCAGATACTCACCAAATTTTCCTGATTTCTTTTGAATCGGTTGGTCCTTCCATGTTCCGATTTCCGTTTTCTTTTCCGCCTCTTTTTGAAACGAACGTGCCATTTCTTCCGTCATTTCCTCAAACGAAATATTTGCTGGCCATCCTATAAATATCGTATCCTCTTTTTTTGATCCTTCAATCAAGAGAAGAGGACCCTTCTTGGATTGAACCGCCTTTAATCCATTTGTAAATTCACGCACTTTTGCATGTGGACGGTCTTTTTGCTCTCCTTGTAACAAGGTACGATATCGCTCTTGATACGATTGCCAGATATCATGCAAGATTTGTTTCCACGGTTCTGCTCCTTCGGCAATACGGTCCAATCGTTTCTCCATATGTGATGTCATATCATAGTCAAATAAATCCGTAAAATGCTGAAGCAGAAAGGTAAGGACGGACTGTCCCAGTTCGGTCGGCACCAATTTGTTCTTTTCCGCCCCCACCTTTTTCTTCGTTGCTTTTTCATTCGCTGGCCATTGATTCACTGTCAACATATATTCTGTGATGGATATTTCTCTCGCAGGAATATCTTTGATTTCCACATAATTTTTATCCTGAATCGCTGACAACAAGGATGCAAAGGTAGAAGGACGCCCAATCCCATGCTTTTCCAACTCTCTTACCAATGTCGCTTCGGTGTATCGCCCTTGCGCCTTTGTTTCTTTTGACTCGGCGTGCATTGTCTTCCATTGTATGACATCACCTACTTGTAGGGCAACTGCTTTATCCCATGTGCTATCCTGTGCTACATCTTGCACCATTTCGTCTGACTCCTCCAATTCCATCACCTTCCCCGCTCGTTTCCATCCCTCAAAGACCGTCCGCTTCCACTGACTCATCCATGTAAAATCTGCATCTCCTTGGATTTGTGTTTTTACCCGATGATATTCTCCATGCGCCGCCGTCATCACCGACTGAATGGAACGCTGCCAAATCAAATGATACAATTTCTTTTCATAGGCGGAAACATCTGATACGTGAGTCACTTCCATATGAGTAGGACGAATGGCTTCATGAGCCTCCTGCGGTTTTGCTACTTCTGCTTCCTCTTTTACTTTTGCAACTCTCGGCTTTTTCTTTTTTACTTCACCCACAAACTCCTCTCCATAATTCTCCTTCACCCATTCTTTCGCATCTTTCTTCGCCTCTTCCGAAAGAATCGCATGGTCTGTTCGCATGTACGTAATATGTCCCATTTCATATAGTCGTTGCGCCGCCGACATCGTCTGCTTTGGATTCATCGAGAACATGGCAGACGCCTGCTGCTGAAGCGTACTTGTAATAAGAGGGAGTGGGGCTGATTCTGTCCATGGTATACGAATCGTTTCTATCACATTGCCCATCGGCTGTTGATAAATGGATTCCATATAATTCACGGCTGACTCCTTGTCTTCCAATTCATCCTCCATTTCAGCCGAGAAAGTGAACCCATGATGTGACCACTGGGTATGAAGATGCCAACTGGATGCGGCGGTAAAGGTCCGAATCTGCTCTTCTCGTTCCACTACAAGACGTAGTGCAGGTGTCTGACAACGACCTGCTGATAGTGCAGGAGCAACATAACGCCATAGAAGAGGACTCAAGGTAAATCCAAGCATCATATCGAGCATAGCACGTGATTGCTGAGCATGGACACGGTTCATGTCCAAATGGCGTGGTTCGGCGACCGCTTTTTTTACGGCTTTCTCTGTAACCTCATGAAACACGGATCGCAAGGCGGTCCGCGGATTGAGTTTCAATAACAAACAGACGGCGTAGGCGATACTTTCTCCTTCTCGATCATCATCCGCTGCTAAATAGATCTGCGTTGCATCTACCGCTGCTTCTTTCAATTGTTTGATAGCTTTTGCTTTTTCCTTACTATATTCATAACTGGGTTCAAAATCCTTGTCGATTCCAACAGCTTGTAATTCATGTTTCAACGCACGAATGTGACCCATACTAGCCACCACACGCCAATTAACTCCAAGAAATCCTTGGATTTTTTGACATTTTGCTGGAGATTCGACAATGACAAGATTCGCCATGTAGCATTGATATGATGTATTCTACGATAGAAAGTATCTATCAAATTTAATACTATTTTATCATCATCATATAGAAACAGATGAACAGCACTCTTGTTACATTTGAAGCGCTCACTATTTCTGCACTTAATGTGGCAGCTGTCTATATTGCCGCCATTTCCTATCATTTGGGCTGGTCAGAGGTCGTCACATGTATGGTCATCGCATCCCTCATTACGGCAAGTCTTTCTCGTTTGATTGTTTCAAAAATGACAAAACGTGATATGGCATCTACCCAAATGAGTACGATCGTAGAAACAATTGCTATCGGATTGCTCTCCTCCCTTGCTGTCTTTATCATTCTTATTTATCGCTTTAATGTCCCCATGGCACTAGGTATGTCTCTTTTATCCGCTATGTTGACATCATTCGTTCGCCATCTTATTAATTAGCGATTCGTCATTTCATATAAAATCAAGAGCATAAAATAACATTAGAATGACTTCTATAAAATAGAATGACCACCATCAATCAATCCAGCGGTCAAGGTGCTCTTTTTGAATTAGTAGCACGCGGCGTCAAAGACACCTATTTTGTAAAAGATTCAAAAGAAAGCTACTTTCCTTATGATGCTCGTTACCAATCCTCCATTCATCACTTAGCCGAGCGTAGAACAGAAGTACCCATCAATGGAACAACCTTCGGTCACACCTTTGAAGTAGAAATTGACCCTTATGGCGACGTGATGACCGAATGTGCACTTGAAATTGACCTACCATCATGGCTCCCACCTCTTCCCTATCTTCCTGAAAGACAATTAGGTAATCCTTCTACTGCAAATGGACTCTATCCCATTACAACCAATGATATGGCACATTTATCCTACGGATATGTTAATTATGTTGGATATTTTCTATTTGAAAGTATTCAAGTCTATCAAGACCAATTCTTGTTACAGGAATGGAGCGGTGATGGATTACTGGCAAAACAACTGACAGAAGGCTCATGGAACAGCAGCTTTCTTCAACAAACAGTGGGAGGTCTAGCCGATACGGTGAATCCATATACCAATGTACCCACCGATCGTGGGATTCAACTTCGGGCGACACCTGGTCATCTTCGCATTGTTCTACCCCTTCCAGGAATGCAGTGCCCTGGTGATGCAGGATTTCCTCTTGTCGCCATGGCATGGCAACGATTTCGCATCAAATGTACCCTTCGCAAGATAGAAGATTTGGTCGTATGTAGTGACGCCACCATTTATAAACCTGCCCCATGGAACGTCCCCTCCTTCACCTACAACTTTCCAGACGGTACTCCTTACATCTTTGCTCCTCTTCCCTTATCACAAGTAGGACAACCCACTATTTTGCTATCTACCATTCAACACTATGTCCCACCTGATGTCCAAGAAGCGCTTCGTTCTACTCCTCTTCAAATCCCCTTTCGCCGCCAATTTGAAAATAATTTTACATTCGGTGAATTGGATTATATCCCTTTAGATAAGGGTGGAACTGCAGCTGTCACACGGCGCCTAGATGGACGTCATCCAACAGAGCGTATCTTTTGGTTCTTTCGTAATTATAATGTATTAGATAATAATCAGCTGGACAATTTCAGTAACGATTTCTTTGAAACACATGGTCCTAGCGCAGCGCAGCCTTTTACAGAGCCCTATGGTGCCTTTTATTATCGAATCAAACTGGTCATTGCGGGACGAGATCGTGAATTGTTACATGAGCCCTTTTTATGGCAAGATATCGTTCAGTTAGTAAAAGATGAGAAAGCGAGTGGAAAAGAAATCGGTAGTATGAAATGGTCGCGTGGAGAACAATATGGCACAATTTATCCTGCTCCACGTCAGCCAGAAGGAACGGTGAATTTTACGACAGCGGATCGTCCTACATTATATGTGGAATTGGCAAATATTAATACGAATGCTACACTGACACAGCGTAAATCAGAATGCCGTGTTTTTACGGAAGGATGGGATGTGTATGAGGTAACAGGAGGACGCGGACGACTCTTATTTGCGAATTAGTAGGGATATCCATAAGTACAATATGGCGACCGACCAGAAAGATATCACTCCAATATGGTAAAACATGGTACATCACATGTACAATGATTTATTTACAATGATTTATTTACAATAAAATAAATCATTGCATGCTTATTTATTCACATAAATATATTAAATTCTTAT